CGTCGGCGCTATAAGTACCTTATCTACGATAAAGGTTTTACCAAGGACGAGGCACTTAAGCAGGTACTTGACACGATGGGGTAAATATGCTACGGTGCCCCTAACAATGAGGACGGGAGTGTAACATGACTGATATACTTACAGTCACTAAGCCGGGGCTTAAGTCACTAGATGGGGCTAAGCTGCAAAGACTTCTGGCCTGGTGCATGGACGAGGTTATCGAGCGTAACAAGGATGATATCGGAGCAGCGATCTACGTCTTTGAAGACGAGGTTAGCGAGGCTTTGCTCCGTAATACTAACCATTCCTATTACGTTGACATTCACAGTCCGACCAAGGTAAGCTGATGGCTATGCCTCTTGAAGACCACAACAGGTTCGTTCGCACACAGGATGCTTACCGTGAGAATGATCCTCCTGTTGAAGTCAATCAGTTTTGGGTTGCTAGAAATGCTGAGGGTGAAATCTTGCGTAAGGTTCGTATCCTTGCTAGGCATCCCGACACGATTGACGATAAGCGTGTATGGATCACAAGGGATGAACCAGTCGGTAAGCTAGGGACGGATCATTACATGCGTGACTGTCCCGAATTCAACTTGCGATACGTCTTTGAGTTGGAGCAGCAAGATGCCTCTTAAGCACAAAGAAACACCTTACCACGGTAAAACACTTACCGTTGCAGGATTGATCGAAGAACTGCAGAAGTTTAGTCCACACCTTCCCGTACTTACGGAAGGTTGTGACTGTTACGGTGATGCGTTCCGTGTCACTGAAGAATCTGGCGGTACCGATAACTTCGTGCTTATCGAGCGCGAGCCTATCATGCCTTCTGGCTGGCGTAGCGAGCTTCAGGAGGAAGCGCTCCGTAAGGCTGAATCAATCCGTAAGAACCCGGACGTGCTATGATCGGTAAACTACTTTGCAAGCTTGGCTTTCATAAGCCGGGTTTTTATATCTCTAGTGACTATGGCGCTGGAATCGCTGGCGTCCATGTCGAGTACAGACAGGTCTGCGAACGTAAGCACTGTATACTCAGAAGTATGCTGTACGTAGAAGAAGTGGTGTGGAATAACGATGCACTCCGATAAACTCGTTCCCGCTGATTGGCAACGTACCGACATTGCCGAACTGATTGAACGGGATAACAGCGCTAACTGGTCGGACATGGGTTGTTACAAAACCTCCACAGCTTTGTGGGTTCACGACTTCAAGATGAAGCGCGATAAGATCGAACGTCCTAGTATACTGGTTATTACTAACAGATCAGGTAAGGGTGCGTTCTTCCGTGATACGCCTAAGTGTACGGATGGGTACACCATACTCAATGTAGGCACTCGCCGTGTTAGTATGGTGATTAGCGGTAAGTCACTGAAGATCGGTACCAAATACCCTGACGAGGTTACAGTCCCGCATATCACCGTTACGCACTATCAGGTCTTCCAGAAGTGTAATCTTGGTAAGACTAAAGAGTGCGACGTGTGTAAGGGCATCGGCATGGAGGACTTTAGGTTCGTTCCTGCCGCCGATGGTGGTCAGCCTAAGAAGGTTGGTATCCCTTGTACGAAGTGTAACGGCAAGGGCAATTTGCCACTACCGGAAACACAGGGCGATCGTCTACTTAAGCAACATTGGGACGTTGTGATTGTTGACGAAGCTCACCGCATGAAGAACCAAGACACACACTGGACGAAGAACATCAAGAAGCTTAAGTGTACGTATAAGCACATTATGACCGGTACGGGTTTCATTAACCGTCCCGATGAAATCTTCTCGCTTCTACAGTTCCTCGACCCAAAGCAGTACAGTTCCTTTTGGGCCTTCAGGGGGTACTACTGTGAGATTGACGATTGGAGCGGGTGGGCTGTCGTTAAGGGTTGCCTTCCACATCGCAAGTCTGAGTTCCGCAAAATGGTACGTTCTTTTGGGCCTAGACGAGATAAGCTAGAAGTCTTCCCTGACCTCACTGAGCCTATCTACGAGGATATTCAGGTTGAACTCAGCGAGACACAGCTTCGTATGTACGACGACCTTAAGAGCCAGCTACAGACGCTAGACCAACAAGGTGTACCAATCACCAGTCCGAACGTTCTATCGCTGCTTAACCGGCTACGGCAGATTTCAGTCGCCACACCGCAGGTAGTTACAGAACGCTACGACGAACGAGAACAGCGGCGCGTACTGGAAATTGAGCTGGTCGAACCTAGTAGCAAGCTTGACGCATTGATCGACGTTATCGAAGGTTTGCGTTGGGACGACGATGACCGTCAACAGATCGTTGTGTTTAGTAACTTTGAAGGGCCGCTTCGGCTACTAGCGGAGCGATTGAACGATAAGCATGATAAGAATGGGAAGCTACATAAAAAGGGAATCCCGTATATCTGGATGCAGGCCAAAGATTCTGATACGGTTCGTTATCAGAAATGGCACGAAACATTCCCTCAGAAGGAACATCAGGTCTTTATGAGTACAGTTGCGCTAGGGGGCGAAAGCATTGACCTTACTTCAGCGCAGTATATCGCCTTTTTGGATCTTAGTTGGAGTCCCAAGGATAACAACCAAGCGCGGGATAGGGTGTGGCGACCTGGGCAAACGAAGGTTCCGGTCGTTATCCGCTTCTTCGCCACTGAGACTGATGAATACGTTTTGGGTAAGAACGTGCAGAAGCAAGGCTGGTTCGATGAAATCTTCGGTAAAGAGGAAGCACCGGTCGCAGCATGAACATTACTGTGTACCTACCAGACGATATTGGTAAGCAGGCTAAGGAAGCTGGCCTACCTTTCTCGCGTTTGCTTCGTAAAGCTGTAGAGAGTGAATTAGCTAAGCTAGCTGAGATAGATCAGATCGCGCACGCATGGCCGTACTCACCGGTTAAGCAGCCATGAGTGTTATACACACTATGCCTGTTAATGATCTTATAGAGCATGAAGATTCATCTGAGTGTATCTGTGGGCCGGAGTGTATTCCAGTTGAACGAGAAGATGGTAGTTATGGCTGGCTATACTCACACCACTCTTTAGACGGTCGTGAAGAAAATGAGCAACCACAGGAGGTAGCAGCGTAGTGCTAGCTGGTATAGGCATGTGGATTCCTACGATTGTATCTTTTGTTCTAGTAACCGTTGGATTGACCGTTAAGCGTATTCGTGGCGAAAAAAAGAACAGCCGCAGAAATCCGTAAACAGGTAATGGCTGAAGTAGCGGCCAAGGACAAGGCTAACCTACTTAAGAAGCGTCAAGCCGTTGCTGCTGAGAAAGCGACCAAGAGGACTGCTAAGCCTAAGAGGGAGCTTGGAGTCTGTTGCATCGTTAAGTACGGTAACGCCTTACCCGCTTACTTCCGTCGTTGTCCTGATTGCACTCTTGACATTGCAGAGCAAGTGTGATAGGGTACCGCCGATCCATCTTCCCCTCTTTAATCAGCCCTCGCTGGTTAAACGCACAGGTAGGCCAAGCGTCATCAGCGGCCTTTCCCTAACATAACCGCACAAGGCATTAACACCGCTAACAGTTAACGGTGTTAGCCGATAAGAGCGGTAGTCCAAGTCAGGAGCAGAACTTGGCTACACAAGAAAGCATAGTACAAGCACCGGTCGTCCCTAGTAAGTGGGATATCATTCCCATTCACACTAGCGACCGTGGCACCTTTAAGCAATGCAGGCGTCGTTGGGCTTGGAGTTCTCCTAGCCGCTTTAATCTCGTCCCGCGCATTGCGTCTATGGGCTGGTCAGATAGCCGCATGGCTTTGTGGTTCGGTACGCGCATTCACCACGCTCTAGAGCATTACTACGGTAAGCTTGCCGAAGACCCTTTTACGGTTTTTGAAACCGCTTATCACCTAGACCTGTATGGCGGCTTGGTGCATGAGTCCGAGCTACACGCCTACGCTGACCGCGTGCCGGTTCCTGGCCCACAAGAGGGCACTTACGTCGTTCAGGGCATCCTAGACCTACTGAGCGATCCTGACGATTGGGAACCACTTCCGAGTCGTGCAGAACGAGCATATGTTCAGTGTTCCCATTCTCGATCCCGACGGTAAACCGTTGTATGCCGTGGACAGTCGTGTTATGCCCGAAGACTGGCTAGAAAGCTTTGAAGCGCGGTCGGTGCCTGAGAACGCATACGGGCCTCTTTGGAAGCTTGAAAAGCGGAGCATGAACGGCACTACTATTCTGCCACTTATGAAGCAGGTACACGCTCGCGGTCGTATGGATCAGATTGTGCAGATGTACGATACCGAACAGTACGTGCTTCGTGACTACAAGACTGTCGGTAAGGCACTGGACGATAACTACTTTCGGCATCTTGACCTAGACGAGCAATGCACCACGTATTTGTGGGCGGCGCCACTTGAAGCTACTATGCTTGGTCTAGAGTATACGGAGATTAATAACATTCAATACGTTGCGCTACGCAAGTCTTACCCTAAGCCGCCTACTGAGCTTAAGAACGGTTTGCCTAGCATTAACCGTCAAGAGGAAAGCACCACACCTGAACTGTTTGAGAAGTTCATTAAGGATAACAACCTTAAGATCGTGTACGATGCCAGTCCTAAGTTGCAGGACTACTACACGTACCTTGTGGACAAGGGTGATAAGCAGTTTATAGACATTCGGCCCGTTCGTCGCAACAAAGCGCAGATCAAGAACGCCGGACTTCGTTTGTACTATGAGGCAGTAGAAATGCTCAATAAAGACCTAGTGCTGTATCCGAATCCTTCCAACGATTATCGCTGTTTGAACTGTATCTTCCGTGCGCCGTGTATCGCTGCCGAAGACGGTTCAGACTGGAAGGGTATTCTCGACGGTAACTACATTCGCAACTACGACCGATGATCGCTAAGTTCGGCGTATAAGGACGGGAGACATGTCTAATACAGGAGGATACCATGAGGAAGCTGGTAGCGGCGATCTTCGTCGTTCTGCTTCTAGTCCCGGTAGCATCGGCTCAGCATCCGAAGACGCTGAAGTTCTCGCCAGGCCCGTCGTCGATGCTGCCGCAGTAAGACTAACACGTATGGCAACGGTGAGTACGGGCGACCCATCGCTAGATACAATGGCGCATGCGGTCGCCCTTGCTCGCCTTAACGATTGTTACGCCCGATGATTGAAGACGATATCAAATGGGATATTTTCCCTGAGCCTAGCAAAAAGACTACTGTAGTTAGAGGTAGTATTGGTCTGTTGCCACCGGTTCAAAGAGTGGTGTTTGATTACGAGCGCGAACAAGCGGATAACCCCGACGAACCTATCGAGAACGCTAAGCGCGACATTACCAAGATACTAATGGCAGGGAATCAAGAGGGCTGTTAATGCACCCGATACTGCTTGAACTGCTAGGAGACTTGCTTAGCGCTAATGTTGACGAGGATCGTATGATCCCTCCTGACGATGAATTTGAGGGTTGGTTCTGTGTCAACATCAAACCGGCTAGATGTAATGGTTGTGGTAGAACCGTTTGCTACGTCGAGCCTAACGAATACCACTTCATCATCGTATGGGAAGACAAGGATGATCCGCACATGCTAACTATTTGTCAGCGCTTGCAGGGTATAGGCTTTGAACCTCGCGTTGACACCTATCATCCTATCCTCGGTGCATGCGTTCCCTGGGAATTGGTGACAGGGTTGCATATAACCTATGAGTAGAGCGCTTAGTCCTGCTGAGATTGCAGCGCTCCTTAACAAGCCTGCGGGGTCGGTCAAAGACTCTTATGTAGCCGGGGTCACTAATACCACAAGCCCGGACGACTCCGTAGGTAAGATATGGTGTGAATTCTGCAAAGGCTATTACTACGAAGAATACCACTACGGGGACAGGAGCTAGCATGGCTACCATTTACGTGTGTGACGGTTGCGACAAAAAGTTCAATACGATGAATGGTAATCTTACCAATGTCGATATCACGTTTGAACATTTTGCTGGTCGTCTGTCAACTGACGAGAAAATTGAAGAACATCTTGACCTGTGTAATAGGTGTGTCAGTTCGTTCAAGCGTCATATCGAGAACGTTCGTACTGTCAGGGCAGCAGCAGCATGAGTATGGGTTGGGCGGAAGAAGAACGTAAAGAGCATCAAGCCTATATGAACCGGTTGGACGATGAAGCCGGTCATTCGCCTGAGTGTCATATACGCTATTCGCCACCGGCAGGAGGGTTCTGTAGCTGTGGAGTCTTTCCGTCATCTAACATGGACGAGTACAATGAGAAGGTTGAACAGCCAGCAAGTTTCGATTACAGTCGCAACGATCCTAGGGCTGCTTATCTTCTTGGCTTTGGTATTGTGGTCGGTGTTGCTATAGGCTTCACTGTACCAATGATCTTGCTTATTCTCGTTTGGCTTGGTGTACTGTGATACTGTCGTTTAAGCAAAGAGTGTTTCTTCTGCGGAAATTGTTGCTAAAATCTGAACATGGCATAGCTGTACTTCAACTAGAATACTACCGCGGTTGGGATGCCGGTCTTAAACGTGACGCAGAAGTACGAAGGTTATTTCGTGAGAGGGGGTGAATAACATAGCAACAGCAACTAAACCGAAAGTAGACAATGCCTTGCGTAATGCATTAGGAGTGCAAGCACCTGATGAGTCTGTGGCGCATCTTAACTTGCTTATCTACGGTGAGCCTGGTGCGGGTAAGACGTGGCTTGCAGGCACGGCAATGGATCATGCTGATACTAGTCCGGTTCTATTCTTGGACGTTGAGGGGGGCGTTACAACGCTTCGTAAGCGTAAGAACCTGGACGTGATTCAGATTCGTAGTATCGAACAGATCGTCAAGGTACATGATGAACTTGCCAATCGTAACGGTGGCGGCTATAGCACGGTCGTTATAGACTCTATCTCCGAGCTACAGAAGTTGGACATGAGAACTGTTATGCTTGATGAGTTCAATCGTGCTAAGAACCCTGAGAATATCGACAAGGACGTTCCTACTCAGAAGGCGTGGGGTAAATCACTAGAACGTTTGCGGCGTATTATTCGCGGATACCGCGATCTTCCAGTTCACACTATTATGACGACATTGATGAACACCACCACAGATGAGCAGTCGAACGTGACTACATATCATCCTGCTCTACCGGGTAAGATGCGTAGTGAGGCTCCGGGGTTCTTTGATGTTGTCGGAATGTTGAGGGTCAAGGAGGAACAGAATGGTGCGGTGAGAAGAAGGGTTCTACAGGTTACGGCCACTTCAAAGGTTATTGGCAAGGATCGTACTGATTCACTCGGTATCGTTGACGGAAAGCATACGGGTGTTATCTACGAACCTACGATTCCTGACATGTGGCACACTATTACAGCTAAAAGCAACGGAAAGGTTGGTAACTAGTAATGGGTGGACTCAATCTCAATCTGTCGGGCGCCGAGCTTAAGGGTTTCGACGCTATTCCGGCAGGAACCTATGACGCTATCGTTTACGAGGCGAGCATGGGTGAGACGAAGGGTAGTGAGGGTGCAGTGCTTCCGGCTGGTGTCCCGTTTCTGAACATTCAGTTCAAGATCGAAGGCGGCGACTACGATAACCGGCGCGTGTTCCGTAAGTTCATCATCGCACCCGAAAAGGTCGGTGGTAAGAAGTACGAGCATAAGGCAATGATGGACGGTATGCTCGCTAAGTTCTTCCTGGCTATTGGCTACTCGGAAGACGAGGTTATGTCCGAAAGCTTTGAGCCGGACATGGAAGACCTTAACGGTAAGGAATGCCGTATTCAGGTTAAGTACAAGGCAGAGACTGACCAGTACCCCGCATCGAATGAAGTTGCTGCTGTTCGTCCTCGTTCGGAGGTTAGTGCCGGAAGCGCACTGATCTAGCAGTTGGGGCAGTTAAGAGGGGTT